GCAACTGAGTACATCAAACGACTTGCTGCTTCACAAGGTATTGACTACCTGAATCTCATCAAGTCTCCAGAAACTATGGAGGGTGAGATGCAACAACAGATGCAACAACAGCAACAGTTAGAGATGACTAAGCAGGCTGGTCAGTTGGCATCTGCACCAATGATGGACCCAAGTAAAAACCCTGAACTAACTAATGGAGAAAACGAAACCGACCCGGCCACGCAAACCCCGCAAGACGCAGAGCCGCCAAGCAGCGGTGCAGCCGGACCCCAACAGCCTGGGGACAGCGGGCAAGCCCCCGGAAAATAAGTACGCACAGAAAGATCGCATCGGAGCTAACCCACCCATCCGAGTCGGCGGTCAGAAAGTAACTCGGGTGGGTCTTGGAAACTTAATCGTAGAGGACATTGATGGCAGAACTTACAGTCAATACTGAGAGGGATCCTGACGTACTTACTGAAGATGAGCTTGACTCTCTTCGAGTGGGTGAAGAGCTTCAGGCAGAACAGCAAGACATGCTCGCCGGAAAGTTCCGAGATGCAGAAGAGTTGGAGAAAGCCTACATGGAACTCCAACAAAAACTTGGACAACCAAGAGATGACGAAGCTACCTCTGAACCCAAAGAAGAAGAAGAGAGTGAGGTTCCCAAACAAGATGAAGAACTAACAGAAGCACAGACACTTATCGGTGAAGCATCGAAAGAGTTCTACGCTAATGATGGCACCATCTCAGCAGAGATGATGGACAAGTTAGGCAGCATGGATGCTAAGGATCTTGTTCAAACCTACATGGAGATGCAAGCACTGAATGATGCTGCACCTACAGAAGTACCTGACCTTTCCGATAGGGAAGTGATGGAGATTCAAAGCATGGCCGGTGGCTCTGATGAATACGCACAGATGACATCGTGGGCAGGTGAGAACCTACCCCCTGAAGATGTCCAAGCATTTGATTCACTCATTGCAACCGGACAGATGGGAGCGATCCGACTGGCAGTAGCTGGTCTCCGTTCTCTCTACTCAGAGAAGGTTGGGTATGAAGGACGAATGCTTAGTGGTAAAGCAGCAACAGAATCAGTTGATGCCTTTAGATCACAGGCAGAAGTAGTACGAGCGATGCAAGATCCTCGCTACGAGAATGACCCTGCATATAGGAATGATGTATTCAACAAATTGGACAGGTCGAACCTGGACTGGTGAAACGATCCAGCAGATGGGCCTCAATAGGTATCAGGTGGCGGCGCTTCGCTTCGGCCATAGGCGTGGAGATTGTGGGAGATATGACAACCCCTCCTGTCCACCTGGACCACAAATTGTACACACGAAATATCCTCACTTCTCTCAATCGCAATGGTGTGAATGCGAGGAGAAAGGATGTGACTTATCACCCGGAAAAATTTAACTTGACAACAGTAACAGAAGACGGCGGTCGCACAAACATCTACGCAATTGAACCCCCTATTGAAATCATGGAAGTAAACGAAACACATAACGAACGCGCCGAGCGTTTGAACGGTCGCCTTGCAATGCTTGGTGTGATCGCAGCGATGGGTGCCTACGCCATCACCGGACAACTGATTCCTGGTGTGTGGTAAATGGTATTTGGCACAGCACTAGCTCTCCTGACCAGCTTCTATGGTCCTGGTTTTCATGGAAACTTGACAGCTAACGGAGAGATCTTTAATCAACAGGCAGCAACCGCTGCACATAAGACACTACCTTTCGGAACCAAACTCAAGGTTTGCTACAAGGCATGTGAAACAGTACGGATTAATGACCGTGGTCCATTCATTGGTGGACGACAGCTAGACATCAGTCTAGGTACAGCAGTACGCATTGGTTTGTATAACCGTGGCGTGGATTACACAACAGTGACACGACTCAGCTGATGGTGTAGGAGGGGTTCGATTCCCCTCCCAGCTTTAGACAGCCAAGTCTTTAAAATGGTCTTACTTACTAGAACAAAATAACTATGAACTATTACTTAAATGACCACGACTATTCAGCTACAACAACAGAATAACATTTGGCAGGACTTTTGTGAGTGGGTAACCTCTACAAATAACCGACTCTATGTGGGTTGGTTCGGAGTCCTAATGATTCCTACCCTACTAGCAGCTACAACCTGCTTTATTGTCGCCTTCATCGCTGCTCCACCTGTGGACATCGATGGTATCCGTGAGCCTGTAGCAGGTTCATTAATGTATGGAAATAACATCATCTCAGGGGCAGTCGTCCCATCTTCAAACGCCATCGGTCTACATTTCTACCCCATCTGGGAAGCTGCAAGTCTTGATGAGTGGCTCTATAACGGTGGACCTTTCCAGCTTGTCGTCTTCCACTTCCTTATTGGTATCTACAGTTACATGGGACGAGAGTGGGAACTTAGTTATCGGCTTGGAATGAGGCCTTGGATCTTTGTCGCATACTCTGCTCCTGTTGCGGCTGCGTCCGCAGTATTCCTGGTGTATCCCTTTGGTCAAGGCTCGTTCTCCGATGCTATGCCTCTGGGTATTTCAGGAACCTTTAACTACATGTTCGTCTTCCAGGCAGAACATAACATTCTCATGCACCCGTTCCACATGCTCGGTGTTGCTGGAGTTTTTGGTGGCTCGCTATTCAGTGCTATGCACGGTTCGCTTGTTACCTCCTCTCTTATTCGGGAGACATCAGAAGAAGTAAGCCAGAACTATGGATACAAATTCGGACAAGAGGAAGAGACCTATAACATCGTGGCCGCTCATGGTTACTTTGGTCGTCTTATCTTTCAGTATGCCTCTTTTAATAACAGTCGCTCTCTGCACTTCTTCCTGGCGGCGTGGCCTGTGGTCGGCATTTGGTTTGCTGCTCTCGGGGTATCTACTATGGCATTCAATCTAAATGGATTTAACTTCAACCAATCTATCCAGTCCAGTGACGGACACGTCATCAACACCTGGGCAGACATCCTCAACCGAGCTGGTCTCGGAATGGAAGTCATGCATGAGCGTAACGCCCACAACTTCCCGCTCGATCTTGCGTCAACTAGCGCCACACCTGTGGCCTTGATTGCACCAGCGATTGGCTAAAGGATCCGGTGACATCCCAAACCACCCTAAGTCACTAGTACTAATAGAGATTTATTATGTTTCATCTTAGAGTTCCTTACGTTTATCAGACCACGGACAAAGTGACTCCTCCTGCAGGATGTCAGCCCCGCGTACCCTTCGTTGGTGAAGTGATGTACCGCGACGTGCCTTGGTGTGGCACCCCTTAAGTTATGAGGCTACTAGCATTTAAGTTAGTAGCGTTCGTTGTAGGTTTCCAGTTATTGATTGTTGGTGCAGTCTTAGCTGGATGCCTAGTCACCCGTGATGATCGCTGCACTGGGGAGAATAGTTCCAAACTTCTAGCAAGTATTGGAGCACAAGCGTTCGCATTATACGCTGCAGAAAAATGATTAAATTTACAGATGCTGCTTTTTATTATAAGCAGGAACCGCAACAGATTAAAGCTTGGGAGTATCTACAAGATAAAGTATCGGAAGATATCTTAGGTGAGTTCACTACAATCTATAGAGAAACACCGCCCACTCCTCCACGTACTAAGCTGACTCCAGGGTCTCCTATGTCCCAACTAGTTACACCTAACTTCACGTACAGTGAGTTATGTAATGGTGGACAAGAGGCACGACGTTTCACAGCACAAGATCAATGTGATATTGCTACTGAGATTTGTGAGTATCTAGAAAAGCTGCGTGATAAGTTCGGACCTATTAAGATCACGTCCGGGCACCGACCTCCTGCTATTAATGCAAGTGTTGGTGGAGCATCTCAATCTGAGCATCTATACCAAGTTGGTTGTGGTGCTGTGGATATCTATCCAGTCAATGGTAGAGGCCAGGAGATGGAGAACTTCTGTGATCAAGACTGGCCATATTCAGTTGGCTACGGTATGAGTTACCGTGGCTTTGTACACCTAGGGATTCGTGCCGGTAGGGCAAGAGTTCGCTGGGATTACTAGAAAGCTAGAGCTGACGGGAGGTGCAATTCCTCCCATTTCTTTTGGCAATGACCCTTACGAGGATACTCATTGTCGTCTAGACGATAGGGAGAGACCTATAAAAATGCTACAAAAAATTTTACTAACATGTTAGTAGTCCGTTAATTAAACAAACTACTAGGAAAGAACAATGGCTACATGGTCAAACGATAATGTTGGAGCACCCAACACAACCGGAACTTCAATTGGTTCCCTTAACAAAGAGCCCGGTCTTGGCCGGACTAAGTACGGAGATACATTCTCCTATCCCGCAGGCCATCCTAATGCTGGAGAAACTGTCTCCGCTTACGATGCTAAGTATGCAACTTATCTGAAGTTGTTTACTGGTGAGATGTTCAAAGCTTATGAGACTGCTCTGATCTCTAAAGGTACTGTCCAGAACCGTACCCTTAAGTCTGGTAAGGCAGCTCAGTTCATCTTCACTGGCCGCATGACTGCTGATTACCACGTTCCTGGGACTCCGATCCTTGGTTCAGGTGATCCCCCAGTTGCAGAGAAGACAATCGTGATGGATGACCTTCTGGTCTCCAGTGCTTTCGTCTATGACTTGGATGAGACACTTGCTCATTATTCCCTTCGTGGAGAGATCGCCAACAAGATTGGCTACGCTCTTGCCGAAGCTTATGACAAGAAAATCTTTAGGACTATTGCTCTCGCAGCTCGCGAAGCACATCCTATCCAGGCATCACCTGGTCCCGAGCCCGGTGGTTCAATCATCAAGCTTGGCTCAGGTAATGAGTTCAATGCTCAAGCACTTGTGGATGGTTTCTTTGAAGCCGCTGCTATTCTCGATGAGAAGAATGTGCCACGGGCAGGACGCCATGCGATCCTCTCCCCTCGTCAGTACTATGCATTGATTGCACAGGTTGACAGCAACATTCTTAACCGTGACTACGGCAACACTCAGGGCAACCTTAACTCCGGTGAAGGTCTCTATGAGATTGCTGGTATCTCCATCAAGCGTTCTAACAACCTGCCTTTCATGGCCGGTACTGTTGACAGCATTGAAGGTGAGAACAACAACTACTCCGGTGACTTCTCTGCTCACTGTGGTCTGATCTATCAGAAGGATGCAGCTGCTGTTGTTACAGCAATTGGTCCACAGATCCAGACAACTGGTTCAGACGTGCATACTCTATATCAGGGTGACGTTGTTGTAGGACGCTTGGCAATGGGTGC